TCGGCGAGCTTGTCGAGCGCCTCGTTGATCTTGGCGGCCTTGGCCTCGAACAGCACGTCCGCGGCGCCCTTGGCTTCGTCCTTGATGCGCTGGTCGTTGCTCGCCTTGAACTCTTCCCACGCGCGGCCCTGAGCCTCGACGAGGCTCTTGATTTCGGTGACATCCATGTTGATTTCCTTAGATTTTGAGGGTGTTGAGGTTGCGGCGGAGCGTGTCCGCCAGTTCCGAAAGGTCAGCATCACCGTCTCGGTTCAGCGCCTTGAAGCCACCCGAAGCGATCTTCTTCGCCTCGGTGGATGAGTACCCCCCAACGTCCCGTAGGAAGTCCTCAAACTCTCGAATTGTGCCAATGTCGGCGGCCTTGACCTGCGCCACGCGAGCCTTGCCGTTCGCCGGCATCCCGACCAGCGACACCTCGATCAGGTCCACCGACTTGAGCAGGCGGCGCGGGTCCTCCGGCTTGGCCCGCATCTGGAACTCGGTCGGCCGGTAGCCGATCGACAGGCCCGTGATCGCGCCAGCCTTCGCCGCCTTCCAGCTGTCGATGCCCAGCGTCGTGTCGAGGAACTCGCCCTCGACCTTGAGCCCGTGCCCGTCCTCGCTCATCGACTTCCACACGCCGATCGGCAGGGGCGAGGCGCCGTGTTCCAGCAGCATCATCGGGCTGGTCCCGGCTTCCTTGTGGGCCGCCAGCGACTTGGCGAATGCGCCCGGCGCGATCACGTCGCCATAAGCGTCGACGTTGCCAAACACCGCGCCATAACCGGCGATGGTCATGGCGTTGCCATCGGCGGCGAACTTCCATTCGACACCGTGGACGGTCATTTTTTCCATAGCGTTACCCTTGGGGAGTGCCCGACGGCGGGCCGTACAGGTTGGCCGCAGGGCGCGGCGTGTTGAACTCGGGGTCGTCGATGACGTTCATGTCCTCGGCCTCGCGGACCTCATTCCGGCTCACGACGCCGTTGCGGAGCATGATCTCGTTGTATTCGGCCCGCTCCTTCGCAGTGCCGCGCATCAGGCCCTTGGCCTCCAGCTTGGTATAGTACCCGTCCCGGCGCTCGCGGTCGGTCAGCAGCGCATTGTCGGCGCTCTGTTCGATCCGCTCGTACCACGGCATCAGCGTGTGCACGACGTGGGCGATGAACATTTGCTCGCCGTTGTCGTAGGCACCGGCCGCGCCGGGGATCTGCGCCATGATCGGGTTGACCCGGAATGCCGCGCAAATCTCGCGCGCCACCTGCAGCCGCGTCTCGTTGAACTGCGCCTCGTCAGCGGCCAGCGACATCGACTGGTACTTCATGCCGCCGGTCAGAATGGCGGTTTTCATCGCGTTGCCGCCGCCCTGCAGCAATTCGTTCCATGCGGTGCGCAGCGCTTCGGTCTTGGCCGCGTCAATCGACTGATCGGTCGTCAGCAAGCCGCCCGGGCGCGCACCGTTCTTGAACAGCGCCGACCCGAACTCCTCGGTCGACATCGCCAAACCAATGGAATTGCGCGCGAGCTTGACCGCATCGAGCCCCTGCCAGCTGTTCCACGACGGGCCGCGCAGGTGCCAGACCGACGATTCCGGCACTTCCACCGTGCCTGATCCGGCCAGGTTGAACCGATACGTCAGGCTCATGTCGGTGTTGCGCGTGACCGTCACGCAGCCCGGCTCATAGGGCAGCAATTCCAGCACTTCGCCATTCGCGCGCCGGTTGACGAACACGTAGGCGTTGCCCGCCAGCACCATGTGCATCAGGATCGTTTCGCGGAACTCGAAACTGGTCTGCCACGGGTTTGGCCGGCGGTGCAGGATGTCGAACAGCGAATGCTCGCGCGCTTCCTCCCGGCCGCCCTGTCCCGAGCGCCGGTACAGCTTCCACGGCACCTGCGCGCCGCCCTCGGCAATGGCCCGAACGCAGGCCATCACGGTCGAAACCTCGATCGCCTGGCGCCAGTTCACCACGCGCCCGGAGTAGGACGTGGCGCCGTCCGACAGCCAGGCCGCGCGGATTTCCTCAGGGCTGGTCTTTGTCTCGGCGGGCTCGGATGGCCAGCCAAGGAAGTCGAGGAAGCGCCCCATTACAGCACGATCAGTTCCGGCGCCGCTTGGGTTTCAGCGAGCATAGCTTCCACCCCTTCCGCCATAGCTAGAGCGACAAGGCCGTCGATCCGGCCCGTTGATTTGGACTTGTCCAGTTTGCGATTGCCAGCCGGGTCAGGGACAACGACGGCGTTGGCCGCGCACATCGCAAGCACCGGGTGCCCGCCATGCCGCACGACCTCTTTCAGCAGGTCCGATTCCAGCGCATCGATCGCCGGGGACATCGACACATAGCCTTGCCCGAACGATTCCAGCGGCAGTTCGACGCCCTGGCGCTCCATGGCCTGTTTCATCCGGTCCATCCGCCAGCGGTCGAACCCGATCTTGCGCACGTCCAGCCCCGCGCAAATGCGGCCGATGTCCCGCGCGACGAAATCGTAGTCGATCACCTTGCCCGGCGTGGTGTGCAGCAGCCCTTGCTGAACCCACACGTCGTAGGGCGCCCGATCGCGCTTGCTGGCCTCCGCCACCATGCCCTCGGGCATCCAGAAATGCGCCGCGACGTGCAGCAGCCCGCCCATGCGGCAGGTCAGCACGAACGCGGTCAGGTCGGTCGTCGCCGACAGGTCGAGCCCGCCATAGACCGGCCCGGCAAAGTCACCGGGCGTACCGTTCCCGGCCTTCCAAACGCCCGGCGACACGAAGGCCTGCACGATGTTGACGCGCTGGTTCAGGTACAGGTTGCGGAAACTGCTCTCGAAAGCCGGCATCCGCTGCGCCTTGTCGGCCGCCTGCTCCAACTCCACCCGCGACCGGAACGACCCAAGCGCCGGATTGGCCTTCGCCCACTGCGCCGGGTCGGCAATGTCCGCGTCCTCGTCGGCCCGGTAGACCGCAAGCACCGTGTGCGGGTCATTGGACCGCTCGGCATCGTCGATCCACAGCGACAGCAAGTCCGCATCGGTCGGCGCCTGGGTCGAGATGACCAGCTGCAGGCCGTCGTCGTATGCCCCCTGCGCCGTTTCCAGCGCCTCCACGAAGGCGTCCTTGGCGCCGCGAACCTGCCCTAGCTCGTCGAACACCACGACAGCCGGCGAAAGGCCGTGCGCCGTCTTGCCTTCCGCAGCCAGAGCCCGGAACTCGACATTGCGCGATAGGCCGATCAGCCGCTTGTTCGACGGCACGATCCGCACCCGCTTCGCAAGGTCGGGGTGCAGGTTGACCATCTTCGACGCGAGGTTGAACACCAGCGCCGCCTGGTCCCGCGATTGCGCGCCGGACACGATCTGGCTGTTCTGCCGCGCCTCGGGGCCCGCGATATGCGCCAGCACCAGAGCGGCGATCAGCCCGCTTTTCCCGTTTTTCCGGCCGATCGACAGGATCGCCCGGCGCGTGCCGTGCGGATTGTCGTAGACCCGCTTGATGAAATCGACCTGAAACGGCTCCAGCCGCATCGGCCGGCCCACGAGCTTGCCCTCCGGCACCCTGCAGTAGGCATGAATGAACTCGATCACCCGCTCGCCGCGAGTGAGCAGCCTCTTACGCGAGGAGGCCATCGGCCACGTCGTACTCGATCGACCGCGCCGCATCGCGCTGCTTAGCCGCGTCCCGGTTGTCGCCAGCCTTTGCGCGCGCGTGCAGGGCCAGCGAGCGTCGCAGCGACAGGATGTCGCCCGTCATCGCCTTGACCGCCAGCGACCGCGGATTGACGACCGGCGTACCCCGCTGGCTCTCAGAAACGTAGCCCTCGGCCCGCAGCGTGCGCTGTTCCTGCTCAAGGTTGGCCATCGTCCTGGCCAGCATCGCGGCAAGCTCCAGCTGGTGCTCGGTCCACTCGGCCCGCGCGAACTCGGCAACCACGTTGTGCCAGTAGGGCCAGTCCATTTCGTCGAGCGGCACATGGCTCGGCGGGACCAGTTCACGCTGCGCACCCCGCACGATCCGCACCGCCTCGCTGATGCTGTCCGATCGCGGCTTGCGGGCCATGAACACCTCGGAATTTGGGGTTAGCGGTAAAATTGTGGCCCGGATGCGGTGCTAAGGCACTCAGCCTCAGACTTATCAGGCCGCCCCCTGTTACGAGACCGGCTCTGAATTGCCCTAGGAAGCCCGTACAGGCCAACCGTCGAGCCCAATGGTAGGTCGGGGCCGATACGTCCGCCC